CGGACTGCTGGTGACGGCAGGTGCGCCCTGCGGGCAGGAGCTTACCGAAGAAGAGTGGCAGGAGGTTCCAATCTTTGCCGGGCTTCCGGAAGAGATCGAGACCGGATCGGCAGAACCACAATTTGTGATCGACAGGCTGAACATGGTCAATAATGCCGATATGGAAGACGAGGAGAACCCGATGGGTATAAGCCTTTTTGCGAACAGCATCGACATACTGCGGAAGATCGACACAGAATATGATTCTTACGCCAACGAGTTCGGACTTGGACGCAAGCGGATTTTTGTGGCTCCGGAGATGCTGACGGATGAGAACGGCAATAAGGTCTTTGACGAGAATGACACGGTATTCTACAGTCTGCCGGAAGAAACCTTGAAAGACACAAATCCAATCTATGAAGTCAACATGGAGCTGCGTACAGAGCAGCACAGCAAGGCTTTAAACGATGACCTGAATTACCTGTCCATGAAATGCGGATTCGGGACAGAACGCTATAAGTTCGAAAAGGGGACGGTTGCAACGGCAACGCAGGTGATCTCGGAAAACAGCGATATGTACCGGAGCTTGTGCAAGCATGAAATCGTGCTTCAGAGTGCCCTGGAAGAACTGATTCGCATCATCATCCGTCTTGGCATTGCCCTCGGTGAACCACTGAGAGAAGACGTAGAAGTCACAATCAACTTCGATGATTCCATCATCGAGGATAAGGAGGCAGAACGCCAGAGAGACCGGCAGGATGTCTCCATGGGAGCCATGGGGGTAGATGAGTACCGGGCAAAATGGTTCGGTGAAACACTGGAACAGGCCAGAAAGAACCTGCCAGTGCAGAACAACGTGATGGAGTGATGTCATGGCAGAGGAGAGAACCGCACCGGATGTGCAGCGGATGGGGCTGCAGGCTGAGAAGATCTGGAGGGAAGCCGAGAGGCGTATCATGGAAGATGTTATCCGCCGGATTAGAAAGACCGGAGAGATCACATCAACGGCAGATTACCAGATTAACCGTCTGATCGAGATGGGCAAGTCCCGCGAAGAGGTGGAGCGGATCATCAAGGAAGCACTGGGGGCAACCTGGGCAGAAATGTTTGAGATGTATGACAAGGTAGCGGAATGGGAATACGTCCGCAACCGGGAGATCTATGAACAGGTCAATGATGATTTCCTGACGCCGGAGGATAACAAATGGCTGCAACAGCTCACAGAGGCGACCAAGAAGCAGACGAAAGACACGCTCGTTAATATGGCACAGAGCTACGGATTTTCAGTCCTGATGGCAGGGAAGCGGGTATTCACACCATTTGCCGAGTACTACCAGAAATACGTGGACACGGCCATCCAGGACGTTGTGACGGGCGGCACAGACTACAACTCGGCGATCCGGAAAGTCGTCACCCAGATGACGAACAGCGGGCTGAGGGTGGTGGATTATGCTTCCGGGCATACGAACCGGGCAGACGTGGCAGCACGCAGAGCCGTCCTTACGGGCGTGAACCAGATCACGGCACAGGTCAGTGAGCACAACGCAGAAAAACTCGATACAGAGTATTTTGAAGTGTCCTGGCACCCATGTGCAAGACCAGATCACCAGACATGGCAGGGCAGGGTGTTCAGCAAGAAGGAATTAGGGACGGTCTGCGGATACGGAACCGTCACAGGATTGTGTGGGGCGAACTGCCGGCACACGTTCCACCCGTTCATTCCTGGCGTTTCTGAAAGACTCTATCCGGATGACTGGCTGGAAGAGCAGAACAAAAGGGAAGCCCAGACAAAAGAATGGAACGGCAGGCAGCTCAATGCCTACGAACAGACCCAGCAGCAGAGGAAGATGGAGACCGCCATGCGTGCCCAGCGTCAGAAGATACGGCTGTTGCAGGAAGCAGGAGCCGACAAGGACGACATCATGCTGGAAAAAGCAAAGTACCAGGGACAGCTGAACGAGTATAAGCAGTTCAGCAAGAAGATGGGACTTCCGGAACAGCGTGAGAGAATCTATCAGGATGGACTGGGCAAGGTAGCGACCAACACGAAACAGCAGAACGCACGCTATACACCGGAGATGATGCGGAATGCTAAGATTGATTCGAACCAGTACGAACGGTACAAGGAAGTGCTGAAAGAAGATGCTGGAAGTCTTGCGGATTTCAGGCAGATGAAGTATAATGACCCTGAAAAATGGAAGTTCGTCGAAATGGATTATCAAAGACAAAAGGAGCTTCTGGAACATCCAGAGCTTAAACTACCGAATGCAGAAACGGCTATTTTACCAGAGCCTAAGTTTACGAAATATCTTTTTGATGAAAACAGTCAAAAAGGGTATCCAAAGGGAAGAGCCTTTACAGATCGCTTGGGCTATGAAATGGGAAATTGGCAGGAACTTCAAAAAGCGTTAAAACAGGGAGCTGTGAAATATCCGGCTCAGTATGTTGATAATAATGGATACGGCGACAGATATGTCCAGAAGATGATTCTTTATGGTAAAAAAGAAACACCAGCAAATGTAGTTGTAGCATGGCTCAGGACGGAAGATGGCACAACAAAGTTGACTAGTGCGTACATTAAGGAGGCGAAGTAAATGCTCATAAAGGAATATGACACAATTCTTCTAAAAGATGGACGAAAAGCAGCAGTTGTGGAGATATTAGACGATACGCATTTTCTGGTAGATGTGGGTGATTCGCCTACAGATTGGGATACTATTGATGCAACTATTGATGATATAGTGAAAGTTATTGACAACTAAGAAAAATAAGTATTTACCACTGGTCTTTCGACTGGTGGTATTTTTGTACCCATTTTTAAGGAGGTGAGAAACATAAAAAGCAAAACTTACGAAGAATTTGTCGAAAAATTCAAACCGAAGAAAACGACAGACGACTGCTATACGCCATCGGAGATATACGAAGTCATAAAGGACTGGGTGTGCAAACGTTACAATATTGATCCTGAGAACGTGATTCGCCCATTCTGGCCGGGCGGCGATTACGAAAAAGACGAATATCCGCCGGGATGTGTGGTGGTGGACAACCCACCTTTTTCCATCCTGAAAAACATATGTGAATTTTATCTGGAACGGGGCATCCCGTTCTTTTTGTTTGCCCCGTCACTCACGGCATTATCCGGTAAGACCACCTGGAACAGAATGAACCACATTGTATGTGACTGTACGATCGAATACGAAAACGGTGCAACTGTGAAGACATCGTTTATTACCAGCTTCGAACCGGAAACGGTAGCGGAGACATCACCGGAGCTGACAAAGCTGGTAAATGATACAGTGGAAAAGCTGAAACAGGAAAATGCACGGAAATTGTCAAAGTATGATTATCCGGATCATATCGTCACCGCTGCCATGATGCAGAAAATGGCACGCTACGGCGTACATTTCAGGGTAAGGCGTGAAGAATGCCAGCTTGTGCGAAGCCTGGACGCCCAGAGAGCCATGAAAAAAGAGATTTACGGGGCAGGGCTTCTGCTGTCAGACCAGGCGGCAGCCAGGAAGCAAAACGCAGAAAAACAGGCAGCAGAAAATGCCAGAAAGCAGGCAGAGGATGCCATCTGTTATGAACTTTCAGAACGTGAGAGGGAACTGGTGGAAGCATTAAATAAATCAATATTAGATTAAGAAAGCGAGGATAAGAACATGAAAAAATTATTTATCAGCCAGCCAATGAAAGGCAAATCAGACGAGGAGATTTTGAGAGAGAGGAAAAGAGCAATCCAGTGTGCGGAAAGACAGTTAAATGAACCGGTAGAGGTCATTGACAGCTTCTTCCAGAGTGCACCGGCAGACGCAAAACCGCTCTGGTTCCTGGGAAAATCCCTGGAACTTCTGGCGGGTGCTGATATTGCGTATTTCACAAAAGACTGGGAAGGAGCAAGAGGATGCCGTATCGAACACACTTGTGCACTGGAATATGGCATTGAAACAGTCGTGGAAGATTATTCCAATGACTGAACACTACACAGTCACAAAAGACGCAGACAGGCTTGCACCGAACTGGCTGGCGAGCCGGATCAATTACAAGACAATCAAATTATTATACCGGGACAAAGACGGACACGCAGAGTTGAAGGGGGTGAAGATTGGCGATGAAGTGGCACAGATTGGCGACACGGTACAGTTCAACGGCAGACGGTTATCCGTAGAAAGGCGGTGATCCAGATATCTCCCTTTAAGGCACGGGGTTACGTGTCTTATTTTTATGTCTTTTTCTGCCAGACGTAAAAGAAGCAGGATGATCCATAAAACACGAATGGCCCGGACGTGAGAACGGATAGGCTGGGCGGAAAGGATAGAAAGATGAAAAACAGATTTTTTGTATGCAACTGCAAAGTGCCAATGAGATTGCAAATTTTCGCAGAAGGAGACGGTGCTGGGGCTGGCGAAGGAAGCAATGGCGGTGGATCCGGAACAGGTGGCGAGGGAGAGCCGGGAGCAGGCACAGGGCCAATGAGCTTCGATGATTTCCTGAAAGGAGAAGGAAATCAGGCAGAATTTGATCGCCGCGTGCAGAAAGCGATTGATACGGCAGTAAGTAATGCACAGCAGAAATGGCAGGCTCTTACGGATGATAGACTTTCTGAAGCAGAGAAGCTTGCAAAAATGAACAAAGAGGAAAAAGCTGCGTACATGCAGCAGAAAAAAGAAAAAGAGCTTTCGGATCGTGAGGCTGTGATCACAAGAAAAGAACTGATGGCAGAAGCTAAGAATACTCTGGTGGAAAAGAAATTGCCGGTAAGCCTGGCAGAAGTATTGAATTATGCAGATGCAGACACTTGTAACAAATCCATCAGTGCGGTAGAAAAAGCATTTCAGGAAGCAGTAGAAGCAGCAGTAAATGAACGCCTGAAAGGTGGAACACCGCCGAAGAAAGCACCTCAGGAGAATGTAACGAAAGAAACGTATGCCAAGATGGGATACACAGAAAGACTGAAACTGAAAACAGAAAATCCGGAACTGTATAAACAGTTGGCCGGGAAATGAAAGGAGTAATAACTAATGGCAGGAACAATTTTTGGAATTCCTTTTGATGATGAGTTATTTATGGAAATGTGGAACGAAGCACCGGATCCATATCTCACAGCGATGATCGAATCCGGTGCGGTAGTAGAGGATCCGGTAATTGCAAACAGAATTGCCGGCAGTGGAAATCTGTACACCATTCCATTTTATGACACACTGGATGGCGATGATCAGAATTATGATGGCCAGACAGATATCACGGTAACAGAAGTTGGCGGCGGTTCTCAGAGCGGTATTGTATACGGAAGAGCAAAAGGCTTCTTTGCACGCAACTTCACCGCTGAACTTTCCGGGGCTGACCCGATGGGACACATTGTTGCCACTGTTGCGAAATACTGGCAGAAACGAAGACAGAAACGTCTGATCGGTATCACAGATGCGGTGTTTGGCATCACAGGAGCTTCCGGCAATGCCAAGACATGGAATGAGACGCACACGCTTGATCTGTGTTCTTCTTCATCTGCCGCAAGAAATATCGCAGAAACAGACCTCAATGACCTGGCTACTCTGGCTTGCGGAGACCACAAAGACCAGTTCGGCCTGGCAATCATGCACTCCAATGTTGCAAAAACATTGGAAAATAAGCAGCTGCTGGAATACTGGAAATATACCGATGCAAATGGCATCCAGCGACCAATGAATATCGCTTCTGCCAACGGATATACCGTTATCGTTGATGATGGTGTGCCATGCACCGCTGTCGGTGGATCAGGGGACAATAAGGACCTGAAAAAATACACAACCTATCTGTTTGGACGAGGGGTGATCCGTACCGCAAGAGGCCGTGTGGATGTTCCGGTAGAAACGAACCGTGATCCGAAAAAGAATGGCGGTCAGGATGAACTTATCACCAGAATGAGAGAAACGATTCACCCAAATGGATTCAGCTTTGCGGTGCCAAAATCCGGATGGACTGAATCACCTACAGATGCACAGCTGTTTGCAACTGCGAACTGGAGCATTAAATTCGATCCGAAAGCAATCCCGATGGCTCGCCTGATTACAAATGGCTGATGATAAGGAAGTGGTCTAAATGACTGATTTTGAGAGAATCAAAATCCTGACTGGCGAAAGAGATGAAGAGCTGGTGGAAGTTGTCCTGGAAGATGCGACAGACTGGGTGCTGGCGTATACCGGACGAAAGAAGATGATCCCGGAACTTAAGAAAACGGTGCGTGATCTTGCCGTGATCGCTATCAACCGCATGGGAACAGAGGGGGAATCTTCAAGAACCGGTGCAGGGGAATCTTACAACTTCGATAATGCACCAAAGCGAATCTATGATGTGCTGAACCGGTATCGGCTGGTACGTGTAGGGGGTGTGACCTATGAGGCTGAAAAGGAATAGGCTTCGCGAAT